GTGGCGGCCTCAGTCCGGAACAATTTGAAAACAAGAACCTCGCTTAGGCCTGTGTCCATATTACGTGGGTAGGATCACGCAGGGGTCGGCCCATTTGAGCTTCAGATAGGAACGTTTGAATTCCTTTCACAAAATACATCACATACTGAACGTGAACATTCCCACTTTGATCTTAAGGCCAAAAAGTATGCAGGACTAATGATTTTTAGGGATAGCTTGAGAGTATTACCTTATGGTCGAGTAGATAATGATTTCTTCCAGATAGAAGAAAGACGTTCATGGAATGCAGGGCGATATTATTGGTCTAATAGAAGGATTTTTGGTTATATTGGAATTACTCAATCCAGTAATAAAGAGCTGAAAGATAAGTCGGGGAGAGAGGGATTCATAAGAAACCAGGCTGCAAGAGAACTGAAAACTATTATATCTAATTTGTTAACTGAACTTGCTGATAGATTTTTTGGTTCACGTTCTGATGACCGTAAAGAGCTTTTAGAACAAGTTAAGCGTGAAAAAGAGTTAAGAAAATCTGCTCAACAACAAGCTCGAAAATCAACACAAAAAAGTTTTTCAGAAGCTTTGAAGAATCAGACACCAGTTCTTGATGCTTCCTTGGAGGCTGTTAAAAGGCTGAAAACTAAGCTTGATAAAACTGATGGTTCGTTAGATTTAAACTATCTTAAAATTATAGACAGTGATCTTACAAACTTAGATGCGTTGCGCAGTGAAATTAAAACGCCTATCAAACCTCCAAAACTTGGAATGTATGAAGAGAAATATAGAGACTACAGAGATAAATTTAATGAGTTCTCTGCGTATATTCTACAAATGAAGTTAGCAATTAATAAACTTGATTCTGAATTAAATAAACTTGAGCCTTCATTGTCAGCGAAAAATCACCTTGAAAAAAATCAAGGTATTATTAATTCTAAACTAACTAAGTTTAATAACACGATAGAGGAGAAGATACATTCTCTTTTAAAAAAATGGGCCGATGAAATAAAGGTTGATCGAAGTGATTATTATGCTAAAACTATATCAGTTGTTGATTCAATAGATAATGATTCACAAATTGAAAATGTGTTTAATTTGCTCGATAGTTTATATGTTGAGTCAGTTGATACCCTAACTTTCAAATATCAATCAATAATAAAAGGTCTCGATAGATTATTTGAAGGTATAAACTTAGATTCAGCATTCTCATTATCTGAAGAAGAACGCTCATATTTTGAAGAAAAAGCTAAAAGTTTAAACGCGCTTGCACAGTTAGGTATTAGTGTTGAGATAATATCTCATGAACTTGAAGAAATGGATTCTATGGTAACCAGAGGACTAAACTCTCTTCCTACTTCTGTAAAAGAACACCCTGGTTTTTCATTGGCGTTAAATGCTCACAGATCGCTTACTCAACAAATACGTTTCTTATCACCTTTGAAAATATCAGGTTATCAATCCAGGCAGAGAATAACTGGAAAAAATATCATGGATTATGTCCTGAAGTTCTTTGGGGAGCGTTTCGAACGGCAACGAATAACTATTGAATTTAGTGAAGAGTTTAAGCAAATCGCAATAACAGATATACCATCAAGGATCTATCCTGTTTTTACTAATATTATCAACAATGCAATGTATTGGGTCAGTCTGTCAAATAATAGGCTCATAAAGATTGGTTTTGTGAATTCTTTGGTTATCATAGCAAATTCTGGTCCGGCAATTGATACCGATGATATCCCGCGACTATTTGAACTATTTTATAGCAAAAGAGCAAATGGACATGGGGTAGGTCTGTATCTATGTCGAGAAAACCTTGCTGTTGCACATCATAAAATATGGTATTCAGAACCTGATGAAGGCGATAACTATTTAATAAAAGATGGCGCTAATTTTGTGATCCAGTTCAATGGAGTGGAGTTCTAATATGACAGTGGCAAATTATAATTCTCTTGTCCAGAAAACTTTCTGCGAAAATGCAATTCGTTCCGTTGTCATGATTGATGACGATTTTCTGACGTATTCTGAATCAATCAGGGCGTTGAATAACGAAGTTGATTTAGACTACAACAAAATTGACTCATCTAAACGAGCCGCTACTCTTGAGAGCTTTTTTCAATCTAAAAATATGATTTGTGATGTTGACAATGGTTCTGTTAATTTCGGTGTGGATCGGATTAGGAAATCAGATCTTATTATTGTAGATTATCATCTTGATAATAATGCACCTGATAAAACACTTAAACTATTACAAGATTTGAAAGACTCCGATCATTTAAATATGATTGTAATATATACTAGAGAGAATTTAGAAACGGTTTGGATGCAGATATCATCGACTCTCAAAGGTGCTCTGGATATCAACAGCTTGATCATTGACTACGATAATGAAGATGTCCAAAGTTATTGGGAAGACGTTGTATTACCGAACTTAAATGATAATGGTAATAAAGCTCTCACAAGAGATGAAACAATAGCCTATATTAAAGACAGTAAGCCTTGTAGAAGAATTAAAAGATTAATACATGATGATGCTGTGTTGGAGGATCAAAAGGATAAAAACTTCATTGCAAAAATGATTGCAGAATATGCTGTGTCTAGAAATGCAATTATTTCTAGCAACACATCTGGCAATGTCATTCGGGGTGATGAAAGCGGAGTAAAATGGATTCAATGTGGTAATATCTTTGTCTCCCTATTTCATAAGGTTCAAGATGATCATGAAAACGATGGAGATAGGATTTGGCAAACTCTCAATGATTCTCTCATTGAATGGAAACCATCTTATTATCAGTTAATAAAATCTGAAATTCAGAATGCAATCGAAGCTGAGGCTTTATCTTTTGTAAATCATTTGGCTAACGATCATTACGGTCAAGCTGCGTGGTTAAATGAGATATTAAAATCAGACTCGCCTGATATTAGATGTAGAAATATTGACTTTGTATTTGGTAATTTATCAGAAGAGCTTTATCAAAGACTTAAAAATAATAATACGCTGGATGAATTTATCAAAAGTGTTTTTGATAGCTATTCAAATGAATACGCTAACAGCGGAGTTGCTGCATTGCTCCAATATTGCTCTTCAAAAATGGATCTGCCATCAAATAATGATACTTATCACGAAATGTATCATGCTTTAAATATGAATTTGTCTTCAAAGAATTTTGAAGATGGTCATATTTCTACTGGCACTATTTTCTTTGATACAGAGTCGAACAAATGGTATTTATGTGTATCTGCGGCATGTGATTTGGTTCCTACTCAGGGTAACGACCCTCACCATGTAAGATTAAGTCCGCACAGGCTCATTAAAGTTCTGGAGCTTTTTAACGCCAGTCAGAGTAAAGCATTGCCATTTGCTGAACATTCGAAATATATATATGTAATGCATAAAAATCAAAGAAAATATCTCTCTATTTTCGAAGGGGATAAAACGCTTCCTGTTGTTGATTATATGGTGGTGTTGAATCATGGAACAACAGTTGATGGCGAAGAAAAAAATATTATTTCTGCCGTGTTTTTAAGTAATATGGATGGCAACGTGCAAAATGTTCCTGTCCGACTCAAACTTAAATCTCAACTGAGAACTGGTTATGCAGAAAGATATCAGGCTATAGCGTCTCAGTATAGCTCAAGGATTGGTGTGGATTATGTATCAATGATGCTACCATAATTATTATATTTTAGGCGTGGTGATTTTTTTTCGCCATGCCTATTTTATATTTATCATCACAATGATGTTGTTTATTTTTGTTTAAGTCTTCTAAGCTTCATGCATTCTAATGAGAATAATAATAGAGTTGTGCTGTATATAAAGCCAGAGTTAGTTAATAACTTTAAATTTAATGCTTCAGGATTTTCACTGAGAAAGTGAAAGGCATAAACTAAGTATACAGCTAAAGTAGCCGTTCCAATTGTTGGTCCAATATCGCCTTGATCATGAGGTTCAAGGTTTACATTGAACTTGAAGATTAGCCATTCAAATCCCCAAGTAAAAAAAACAACTAATATCATGGCTGCGAATAATTTCGCGATGTTATCTGCTGATGGATTCATCAGAACAGATTGTTTCTGAAAAAATTCACAAAGTGAGAGTCCGAAAAAAATAAAAAAAAGTGGTCTGGAACTAAATTTTTCAAAAACTTTGAATAGGGTTTCCATTTTCTTTACCTTCAGGATTATATTAGCTATTCTGATACTTAGGCTACCAGAGCATTTGATCTTTGAGCTTGAACGTAATCACTCCACCATTGCATCAAACTCTGTCGCTCTATCAGATATTCTGCACGATTGTATGCTGCGATAATTTCATCTTTTTTCGAGTGGGCAAGCGCTGCCTCAAGAACTTCAGCTCTGAATTTACCAGACTCCTCTGCCGCTGTTCGTGCAATAGAACGCATACCGTGAGCTACAAGCTCGCCTCCGAACCCCATTCGGATGATAGCTGCGTTGGCTGTTTGTTCATGCATATGATTAAGAGGCGCTTTTATGCTGGGGAAAACCCATTCTCTATGCCCACTTATTGATTTCATTAATTCAAGGATGCGCAAAGCTTCTTTACTCAAAGGAACTTTGTGAAGCTTTTTCATTTTCATGAAATCAGCAGGAATGTTCCAAATGCTGTTGGTTGTATCAATATCAGACCACCTTGCGCGAACGGCTTCACCCGGACGAACCCATGTCAACAATTGCCATTCAATTAGCATACGTGTTTCCAACCGGATTGACGCATTCGTCAAAGATTCCATAAACCTTGGCAATTCGCTTGGGGGAAGGGCAGGCATATTTTGCTTTTTTGGTTTACTGAATCTTTGACCAAGGTTGTCAGCCGGGTTGAACTCAATAAGTTCTTCAGTAGCTGCCCACCGGAAGATTTCATTCAGACGTGAAATGATACGGCGTAGAGTTTCCAATACGCCTCGTTGCTCAATAGGATCAAGGTGTTGTTTTAAGAGCTTAGGTCGGATCTCATTGATAGGGACATTACCCAGACCGGGAAAGACATTTCTCTCTAAGCTGCGCCAGATGTCTGCTGCATGGTCTTGTGAGATACCTGATGTCTTTACCTTCTCATCTAACCATTTCCGCGCTACGGCTTGGAGAGTGTGCTCAGTAGCACTCTTTAATGCCTTCGCCTTATCGTTGTTATGGATTTGGGGATCAACACCATTTGCCAGAAAGGAGAGATATTCATCACGTAAGGCTCTGGCTCTTGCAAGGGTAAGGTGAGGATATGTCCCAAGGCTCATTTTGGTTCTTTTCTTGCTCACTGGTACTGCATACCTGAAATACCAATTTTTCTTGCCTCCTTTCGCCAAAGGAGCGATTCGTAGAATCAGACCATCACCGTCAAACAAGTTGATTTCTTTATCGGCTGGCTTGGTGCTTTTGATTTCAGTGTCAGTGAGCTTCTTAGCGATTTTTGCCATTTTGGGACCCTCGGTTTTTGGACCCTTCTTAGTGGGTCCCATTCAGGGTGCCATAACTCGTAGTTCTCAGCAATTCTCACTGGACGACAATAGACGTAAAAAAGCCCGCAGAGCTTGTGCTGTGTGGGCTTAGTAGACTTCATTGAACTTCAAACAACTAAAAAGTGGTGGAGCTGGCGGGAGTTGAACCCGCGTATGATTGAATTTATGTGTATGAAAAATAAAGTTTAATTTCTTCCTGCAATCTTTGCGTATCAAAAACGTGCACTTCGTCATTATTTTATAGTAATTTATTTTGCTCATTTTTGACTAGACAGATTTGGCTGAGGTGTCGCCATGGAACTGTTGATTTCCCCAAAAAGATTGTGCCTTTATAATGATTCTGATCGCCGTGTTACAGCTAAGTTTTTGAACTCAGTTGATAACACCCTTGCGAGAGCATCTGGACAAGTGGTTATAGACTTTTCGACAGTAGAATATGCAGGTGCTGCAGCTAGCGTAAGGTTGTTTGCTATCATCAGTAGGGCTTATTTTATGGCATTCGGCACAAGTAGTCTTCGATTTATTTGGCCGAAAAAAGAAAATAATCCGTATGGGCATCGATATATTGTTGGGACGGGGTTATCGATTGCTCTAATGGCAAATACAGTTGATAAATTAGATGTTCTTACTAAGGAACGCAGGTACTTTCAGTCTGCTGTGGAACCGTATGAACATTGGGCTAAAACGATGGAATTTATTGATTCAAAAGCAATTCTCACATTTGAGCAATATCTTTTGGTCTCCTCAGCCCTTAGTGAGGCAATGCTGAATGTTTCATATCATGCATATGAACATCCAGACTTTGCTGGTGCTACAGAGCATATGCAAGGGAAACGATGGTGGCAGAGTTGTTGGTACAACCCTGACACAGACAAGGTTGTCTTTATTATTTATGATCTTGGGCTTGGCATACATAAATCATTTACTTCAGCCTCTCCGTTGTTTACTGGGTATGACGACGTGACATCTGTGTCAACAGCCCTGACAGGAGGACAGTCCAGATATGTTAACGCTGGACGTGGTAATGGTTCTGAGGATATAAAGAGACCTATAGGGTCTGGCTGTGCGAATTCAGAATCACTTTTGGTGTTCACAGGGAATGTTAAGTACAGCTATAATTCAAGAAATGAGGTTCCCAAATGCGAGTGGATACCTGAGTACATGCCGGGAACATTGATTGAATGGTCATTAGTTCCGAGGAGAGGAGAAGATGGTTAACATCGTCATAGCAAGGGATTTCTCAAAGATGCCATTTGGAAGGTTCAAGTCTGACAGCCCGAACAGTGCTGAGCGTTTTCGTAAGGACTTTCTGGTTCCTGCATTAAAATCTGGTGAGCGTGAGGTTGTCGTAGATTTTACGGGTATAAATCATGGGATTGGTTCTTCGTTTCTAGAGGAGGCCTTTGGAGGGCTTGTTAGGAAGGAAGGTGTACCTAAGGCTGACATTAAGGCAAAACTAATTATAAAAAGTGATTTGCCGTTCTATAAAGATCAAATTTTTAGATATATTGAAATGGCTAATCCAGAAAGGAAGCCTTTCCAAAGGAGTTGATTTGAACACCGTTGATATTAAGGACACCCTTGCAGGGGTGTCCACTTACGCATGGATGTTTAGTGTTGTGAGTATTATCTTAGTGTTTATTGGATGGTTTGTTACTTACAATAATTCACTGAAGATTGCTACTCGCTCTGAATCTAAATCGATTATAGATGCGATTGCTAAAATTTTAAACGAAATATCAGATTTGTCTCTGGATTACTGGGTTAATAAGTCAATACCACCAGATTCTAATCCATTTAAGAAAAAAAGTTTTAAGAACTCTAATGGATTGCATACTCAGTCGGCGAAAATATATTTAACGGCAATTCATGGAAAAGCCATACAAATAAATAAATACATTAATCTTCTCGATGAGAGGGGGATAAAAATAACAATTTCGTATTTTTCTAATATTATAGATGAAGCTACTATGGAATGTGAGAAATCATATTGTTTTAATAAGTCATATAGGGTTTTTCGCGCTCAGAATGTATCTAGTGCTTGTGTCGATTTCATAATGCATTTATATGATTCTTTTCAAAAAAATCATCCTCCACGTAAGCCTGTATATGTATTGAAAACATTAAAACAATTGGATTGTTACTTGGATAAATGGCATAATGAATTATGTGGGCGGCAATAAATGCCGCCATAATCATTGTATAATGTATTTGATGGAGCTTTTTCCGTCGTATTCTTTGAGATATCGACCATAGTGCCTGAAAAGCATCTCCGGCCCTTTATGCCCCATTTGAGCTGCAAGCCAAAACAGGTTTGCTCCTCGGCTGATATGGCTGGTGGCGAATGTATGCCTGGTTTGATATGGGTTTCTGTAACGAATACCTGCTTTTCGCAATGTTGGCACCCATGCTTTTTTCCTAATTGCATCAGCACTTGCCCAAGGCTTATTGGTCTTTGGATCTTCAAAGACAGTAGTATCCTTCATGAATGTAAATGGCTTCTGATTTATCAGCGCCAACATTGCCTCTTCTGTCAGTTCAACTTTCCGAGTACCTGCTTTTGTCTTTGTCCCTTTGATAACACCGACAACACTTGCGCTCTGGACATGGGCAGTTTTTCCAACAAAGTCGATATCACGCCATCGAAGGGCACATAATTCAGAACTACGCAGGCCTGTATGTATAGCGAACCGGAACAGATTTTCCCATTGTTTGTTTCCGGCTGCTGCTAGTAATGCATCAACTTCTGCTGGTGATAGCGGATCAACTACGTAGCTGCTTTCTGCTTCTGACTTATCACTTTGGTAGCGCGAAGCTGTTACTAACGATACGGGGTTAATTTGAAGTACCCCATCGGTCACGGCTTCATCAAGTGCTGACCGCAGGAAAGATAACTGGTTGCGAATTGTTTTTAAGGTCGTTTTCTGATTTTGAATCCACGCTTTCAGGGTTGCTGGTGTTAATTCACTTGCAGGGCAAATGTGAAGTGAGGCTAACGCACTACGGCATTTTTTATAGCCACCAATCGTAGAGGGTGAAAGTTTTCTCGTTTCGCAGATTTCAAGGTATTCGTCCAGGTACATTTTTACCGTTTTGCCTGCAGCAGCATTACCAAAAATTTTCAAACGAGCAGAACGGGGAAAATATTCCGCATAAATGAATGTTCCCCTTTCGATCTTATTATGAATTTCGCCGAGTGTGCGCTCGGCGTATTTAATGTTCTTTGGTGTTACTTCCAGATTGGAAAGAGGCTCACGACATTTAACACCTTTGTAGGTGAAAGTTATATTGATCGTTTCGCCCTGGCGGTGTTTCCTGATTGTTACGCCGCGCGGTAGTTTGAGCAGTTTTGTCTGGCCCATTTTGCAACCTCACTAAGATCAATCCACCTCTCCTTAACGCCTTCAACCTTTAAAACCTGAACACCTTCACGCCAAACACCGCGCTGTACACGTTTGTTTATTGCTTCAGGAGTTTCGCCAGTTTCTTTGCAATAAGTTGAGATAGGAACACAATCGAGGTTCAGCATATGTTTCTCCACTTAGCCCGCTGCACATGGGCAGTAATATCAAATTCCAGTCCTGATAATTAATTTTGTTCTCTGGTTGCTACTTGTTTTATTAGCCTGATGCTGTCCAGTAGCAGACGGCGACGCATGTTAGGTGCACCCCAACGGTAACCAGTCTTTTTGTCGTAGGATTCACAACGTCCGGCAACCCAGGACGTTTCAGTGGAATGTAATTTCATCCGCTTTTCACCGTCTCGGGTGATAACAATTCCTGTATGAGTTTTTATCACGCTCATTTCTTAGTCTCTGGTGCTTTCGGCATTACTGCCCAGTGAGTGATATTGACGTTTTCAAGGTCCCCGACCTGAAATGTCCACTGCCATTCTCCGGTTTCTTTTTGTCCCCAGGTGTACCAGAGAGAACGCCAGCCAATCAGCCAGCCTTCTCCGTTAGCATCAAATAACAGAACACTTTCATTTGCTGGAGGCAGTTCAGCTGACACTGGTATTATTTTGCTTTCCAGTGCCGCACATTTAGCTTCAAGCGCGTCGAATTTACGTACCAGGTACTCAGCATTTGTTTCGTTCACTTTCAGATCTCGCGGTACACATTTCCCGCGAAGAAACCCTTCCATTTCGAAAACATTCATGCGCATTTGCGTAACTCCGATAATTCGTTAAAGCGTTCCATAAACATCCCGTAGGCATGGCCTGGAGCCAGTGGAATCACGTTGAACATCTCTGTTGCCGGGATACCTTCCAGCACAGGCCAGAAAGAGCCATCATCAAGCCCGAGATCGCGGCGTTCGGTTGCCAGCATGATGAGATCGGCATATTTCACGGGTGTACTCATAACCGGGGGTAACCCGTATTTCTCACGGATTACGGCGTCTATTTTTTCTTCCATCCGTTTATAGTCAGGAAGAAGGTGTTTCAGTGGAGCGGGGATGTCCTGGCAATACGCTTCTGTTGCATCATGCATTAATGCTTCAAAAGCAAATTCGTGCGGTACCAGCTGGCTGCAAAGCACCGCATGTTGGGCGACGCTGTAGAAGTGTGAAAGATGTCCTGCAAAGCGGCAGATATTTGAAAGTGAAACCGCGATATCGTTAATATCGATGTTGTCTTTATTTATCCGGTCATAAAAAAAATGCTTCCCGGAAAAAGTTTTAATAAATGACATTTTGTTCTCCACGTTATATGCGCTGCACCGCGCTGAATTCGGGTAAAAGGAAGCCCTCACCGTCCGGCGATTATTGAGTCAATTACATTTCCATAAATGCCCCCGCAGGGGCGGTTAGTTTCTCCACAAAACAGAGAAGAACACCTGCGGTGACCGCCGCCCGGATGGATTGGGTTATGAGCCCGTCGTCCGGTGATGCTCTTCTCTGTTTTGTAAAAAGGACGGTACCAGCCGGAAGCAAGGGTACAAGCTGGTACCGCCAGGACTACACTCAGCATAAAGTTGTGGTGCCGGGTGCCTCCCGGTGCCTGGCGAAGGTTGCACACCAGGCGGGTGGGTATCCACAGAAGGTCGACTGTCAGCCTCAACCTTAACCCGCGTGCGCTGAGCCGCATTCACCACAACGCTAAGGATTCTCTCTGGTTGAAAATACTTAGCTGTTATGTGCCTGTCTTTTCACCACTTCAGGCTCGGTGGTATCCTTTTAAGCCCGTATACATAAAAGGAAAATCAAATGACTTTTGATGAAAAAGAACTTGATAATGCAATTAATAAAATCATCGTAACGTCGCTCTTTTCCTGTCTCAGCGACACTCAGCAGAAACAGTTCTACGAATCGGCTTTCAACATGATCGAGCGTTGTTGTTTCTGCGATGCCGACGAGTTACCTGAAAAAATCAGGAAACAGTTGGCTGATGCTCTTCGAGTGCGACTTTCTGACCAATTTTCTGAAATGTGCTCTCCGAATTTGGACAAATAGAAAAAGGCCATTTCCATTCAGGGTCTGATGGAAATACTTCAGCCTGTTCCAAAGCACGGCGTAAAGAGAACACAACTCCAGCCATAATCTGATGTTTCCCATTGGTCCAGCTATCGCCGCTCTGATCTACAGGGGCGGCTATGTCGTATGACCAAACGACTTCACAGTTATTGTTTAAAATCTGGACTTTCATTTCATACACCTGCTTTAACATGAGTGCCTGGTGGCACAACATGACTCAACGAATCATCCTGGACTTCATATGCCCCAGGCGGCTACTTCGTGGGCGTCCTGCCTGTTCGTTATCTTTGATATAAAATCTAACTTAACTTAGTTATTATGGCAAGAGAAAACACCAAGCTTTTCTTAGTTCGGTGCCTTAGTTAGAGAAGAGAGGTCTTAGAGTTCGTATTGAACTCCTTTGACTACACCAATGATAAGGCAATTACCATTGATAGGGATGTTGGGATACCGAGGATTTAATGGCACTAAAAACTTTTGAGGGCCATCGATGACTAATTTTTTTACTGTAGCTTCGTTTGTTCCATCAAGTCGAGCGATGACTATTTTTCCATGACGAGGTTCTGCATCTGGATCTACAATCACTGTTGCGCCTTCTGGTATTGTTGGGAGGCCATTAGGGTTAGTCATGGAGTCACCTTTAACCTCTAATGCAAATGAGTTATCACCAATCTTTAATGATGTATCTACCCACTTGTCCACTTCACTAAACACTTCTGCTGCCCTGCACTCAGTAAACTGCCCAGCCTGAACCCACGATATTACAGGAACTCTGCGCATGTTTGTGACGAGTTTGCCTTCAAACTCAGCACCATAAAGAATGTAATCTATTGACGTATTGAAGAACTTCGCTAATTTCGAAAGTGCCTCCCCACCAGGGGTATTGATGTCTTTCTCCCAGTACCCCACAGCAACGTCGCTTACTCCACAAAATTTACCCAATTCTTTCTGGGACGTTCCGGTAACTCTTCTCAGAGCTTTTATACGCTGACCAACCGTTTCCATAGGAGCACCATTTCTTGAATTGCTAAGTAATCTTAGTTTTTATTGACCAAAGATAGATTTGTAATTAGCATCTAATAAAACTTAGTTTGGAGGGCGTATGACAACTGACGATATCGAAAGCTACTTCGGCAGTATTGAGAAAGTTGCTGCTTTTTTCGGCATAACAACTGAAGCCGTTTATCAGTGGCGAAACCGTCCGGGCCAGTTAATTCCAAAAGGACGTGCAGCAGAAGCTGCATATAGAACTTGCGGACGGTTGCCATTTAAACCTGAGCTTTATGAAAAATCTAATGGATAAATCGATTAACAGAAACCACAGAACGATGAGGCTAACCGTGGGTAAGCATCACTGGAAAGTAGAAAAACAGCCTGAGTGGTACGTGAAAGCTGTCAGAAAAACTATCGCAGCGTTGCCGGGTGGTTACGCTGAAGCAGCTGACTGGCTGGATGTAACAGAAAACGCATTATTTAACCGCCTTCGTGCCGATGGCGATCAGATTTTCCCGCTGGGATGGGCAATGATTTTGCAACGTGCTGGTGGAACTCACTTCATTGCTGACGCTGTGGCGCAGTCTGCAAATGGCGTCTTTGTGTCTCTTCCTGACGTCGAGGATGTGGACAACGCCGATATTAACCAGCGCCTGCTGGAAGTCATTGAACAGATTGGCAGTTATTCCAGACAGATTCGTTCGGCAATCGAAGACGGTGTGGTGGAACCGCATGAGAAGACAGCAATTAACGACGAGCTGTATCTCTCAATTTCGAAGCTGCAGGAGCATGCAGCACTGGTCTACAAAATCTTTTGCATTTCAGAAAGTAATGACGCCCGCGAGTGTGCAGCTCCGGGCGCCGTGGCGTGTCGTGACTGTGGAGAAACTAACGCATGAACAGTTTAACAACACACTACCGTCGCTCGCAACTGATTGCGCTTCCTGTACCGGGTGGAAAAGCGAAGGTGGAGTATTGCTATGCAGTTAATGTACCAGGTGACAGGGAAATTGTAACCCACAGCTTTGCTGAGTGGGCTGTGGGTGATTTCAACCGGCAGAAGGAGACAGTCCTTTGCGACAAGTTAACCGCTGGTTCAAAGATCACTACGGAGTGCCCGTCAGAGTCATTCGTTGGGAGCCGGAAACACAACGGGTTATCTACCTCCGTGAAGGCTATGAACATGAATGCTTCAGTCCGCTCGAACAGTTTCGTCGTAAATTCAGGGAAATAGAGGTCGGTCATGAGCCTGTTAATGACATCCCAGCCCATTGTGATAAATCGTGATCTTGCATGCCGTATTGGTCTGAATGAGGCAATTGTGTTGCAGCAGCTTCATTACTGGCTGAATGAAACGAATTCAGGCACTGAGCATGGCGGAATTCGCTGGGTTTATAACACGACAGAACAGTGGCTGGAGCAGTTTCCGTTCTGGTCAGAGTCCACTCTGAAACGCACATTTGCAAGCCTGAAATCACTTGGGGTTTTGCGTCGCGAGCAACTCAATAAATCGAAGCGTGACATGACCAACTTCTACACGATCAACTATGAAAGTGAGCTTTTAGAAGAGGTCAAAGTGAACGAATCCATCAGGTCAAAATGCACTTCTCCATCGGGTCAAAGTGACCTGATGGATGGGCGCAAAATGACACGATCCATTGGTTCAAAACGACACGCTGTCATCGGGTCAAAATGGCCCAATGATCTTACAGAGAATACAACAGAGATTACTACAGAGAATAAAACCTCTTCTCGTCCGGACGCTTCGCAACCGGACACGCAAACGGCTGAACAGGAGTTTTTAACTCGCCATCCTGATGCGGTTGTATTCAGCCCTAAAAAGCGCCAGTGGGGAACGCAGGATGATTTGACCTGCGCACAGTGGCTCTGGAAAAAAATCATCGCCCTGTACGAGCAGGCCGCCGAATGTGACGGCGAGGTGGTTCGTCCCAAAGAACCGAACTGGACAGCATGGGCAAACGAAATTCGCCTGATGTGTGTGCAGGATGGTCGTACTCACAAACAAATCTGCGAGATGTACAGCCGCGTCAGCCGCGATCCGTTCTGGTGCCGTAACGTGCTCAGCCCGTCGAAGTTGCGGGAAAAATGGGATGAGCTTTCCCTGCGCTTATCGCCGTCCGTCAGCACGCACACAGAAAAACGTGAAGACCCGTACTTCAAAGCCAGTTACGACAACGTGGACTACAGCCAGATCCCGGCAGGATTCAGGGGGTGATCATGAGTCTGTTAAATGACGTTCAGAAATTCATTGAAGCCCATCCGGGCTGTACTTCCGGAGACATTGCGGATGCTTTTTACGTGGGGGCTTAATGAGTAATAAATATTGCCAGGCGCTGGTAGAACTGCGGAACAAACCAGCCCATGAACTGAAGGAAGTGGGCGATCAGTGGCGCACGCCGGACAACATTTTCTGGGGAATTAACACCCTGTTTGGCCCGTTTGTTCTGGATCTGTTTACTGACGGTGATAACGCCAAATGTGCCGCGTATTACACGGCGGAAGATAACGCGCTGGCGCATGACTGGTCAGAACGTCTTGCGGAGCTTAAAGGTGCTGCCTTTGGTAATCCCCCATACAGCCGCGCCAGTCAGCATGAGGGGCAATACATCACCGGCATGCGTTACATCATGAAACATGCCAGTGCCATGCGTGATAAGGGCGGGCGCTATGTTTTCCTGATCAAAGCTGCCACCAGCGAAGTGTGGTGGCCGGAAGATGCGGACCATATTGCTTTTATTCGCGGGCGTATTGGTTTTGAACTGCCTGCCTGGTTTATCCCGAAGGATGAGAAGCAGGTGCCGACAGGCGCTTTCTTCGCTGGTGCTATTGCTGTTTTCGACAAGACCTGGAAGGGACCGGCAATCAGCTACATCGGGCGCGATGAACTTGAGGCATGTGGTGAAGCCTTTCTGGTGCAGGTTCGCCAGCAGGCGGAAAAACTGGTCAGGGAGATGGCGGCATGACGACGTTAACTCAATGCCAGCAGCAGGTGCTGGATATGCTGATTTCTTACCAGAAAGAGCGTGGCTTTCCGCCAACCAATCAGGAGGTGGCAACCATGCTGGGATACCCGGGAAAGTGACCTTGTGCCTTCGGTTCCTGCCACCAGCATCATCCAGGATAAGGCGAAAAAGGTGCTGGCGCTGAAAGTGGATCCGGAGTCGCCGGAGTCTTTTATGTTACGCCCAAAACGTCGCCGCTGGGTTAATGAAAAGTACACGCGCTGGGTTAAGACACAGCCGTGTGCATGTTGTGGAAAGCCCGCTGATGATCCCCACCACCTGATAGGCCACGGTCAGGGTGGAATGGGTACAAAAGCGCATGACCTCTTTGTGTTGCCTTTGTGCAGAAAGCATCACGACGAGCTGCATGCGGATACCGTGGCATTTGAAGAGAAGTATGGTTCCCAGCTGGAGCTGATATTTCGTTTTATCGATCGTGCGCTGGCAATAGGCGTACTGGCGTAAGTGGAGAACGAGCATGAACCTTGAAGCCTTACCGAAATATTACTCCCCGAAATCTCCAAAACTGAGCGATGACGCACCGGCGACAGGCTCTGGTGGTTTAACAATTACGGATGTGATGGCTGCGCAGGGGATGGTGCAGTCGAAAGCACCGCTTGGGTTTGCCTTATTCCTGGCAAAAGTTGGTGTTCAGGATCCTCAGTTTGCGATTGAAGGTCTGCTCAATTACGCGATGGCACTGGATAACCCGACATTGAACAAATTGAGTGAAGAAACCCGGTTACAGATCATCCCTTACCTTGTGAATTTTGCCTTTGTTGATTATTCCAGGTCTGCGGCAAGTAAGGTTCGCTGTGAGCATTGTGCTGGTACTGGATTTCATAATGTATTGCGCGAAGTGGTGAAACACTCCAGAAGCGGGGAATCTGTTATCAAGGAAGAGTGGGTGAAGGAACTATGTCAGCATTGTCATGGTAAGGGAGAAGTCAGCACAGCGTGTAGAGGGTGTAAGGGGAAAGGTATTGTACTGGATGAAAAAAGAACCCGGCTTCATGGTGCGCCTGTTTATAAGATTTGTGGGCGTTGCAATGGAAACCGGTTTAGCCGTTTACCAACCACACTGGCGCGGCATCATGTCCAGAAGCTGGTACCGGACCTGACGGATTATCAGTGGTACAAAGGATATGCAGATGTCATTGATAAACTGGTTACAAAGTGCTGGCAGGAAGAAGCATATGCAGAGACACAATTGAGAAAAGTGACAAGATAAATGATTTTCGCCGAAGATGGCGACATGATGCTTGCATTTTTCAAAAAATATGGTTAGGATTCTCCTAACGATGGGCTTTGTATGTCTGCCGTTAACGAAATCATAACAAACCTCGCTTCGGCGGGGTTTTTGCTTTTCTGGAGGTCAATAATGCAGGGCGAAAAGCAGCAGCCATATTTTTTTAACCCTGGTATGACTGTTGAACAGCTTGAAGACTGGCTGGAGCAGCAAAAGCTTCATCTAAGCCGCTATAACCGTCTGGTAAAAGAAAAAGCAGAGCTTGAAGAACGGCTCAGTGATATTTCTGTGGAAATTGAACGAATGTCTGCTGGTGGTTTTAACGGAAAGTTGAGTTTCCCCTGGGAGTCAAGTTCGCTTCTGAGAAATCATCAACAGGGTAGTATTTGACTGAAATAATAAACAGACTGTCATTAAGATCCCTTCCCCTCATATCTGAGAGGACCAACAGCAATTAAGAGGGGGCTAAATGTCCGATCCGATTTCCGGTACTGGGCTGGCTGGTGGTGCCCTGACGGGTGCCAGTGTTTATGGACTGCTGACCGGAACTGATTACGGCGTTGTATTTGGCGCATTTGCAGGGGCTGTATTCTACATAGCAACAGCAGCAGATCTGAGTGCATCGCGCCGACTGGCATATTTTATCGTGTCATATATTGCCGGGATTCTTTGCTCTGGGTTGGTTGGCTCCAAGCTGGCGAACTTGACCGGATACAGTGATAAACCTCTGGATGCTATTGGTGCCGTAATCGTCTCTGCTTTAGCCGTTAAAATCCTGACGTTCCTGAATAATCAGGATATCGGCTCGCTGGTGGCGCTCATAACGCGCCGGGGAGGTTCAGGTGGAGCTAAATGACCCGACAGCAACTATAAATGCGCTGTTATGTGCTTGTGTTGTTATTACTCTGATGTTTTATCGTCGTGGTGATTCGCGGCATCGTCCTTGGGTTTCACGTTTAGCCTGGCTGATTACTGTTACATACAGTGCTGTTCCGTTGGCCTATCTCTGTGGGATTTATCCCCATTCCTCATGGCCCATTATCGTGGCGAACACTATTTTTCTTTCCGTGCTGGTGGCCGTCAGAGGCAACGTTGCACGTCTGGTTGATCATCTGAGGCACTAATGAACCAACAATTATTTCAAAAGGCGGCTGGTATTAGCGCCGGGCTGGCTGCGCGCTGGTTTCCGCACATTGATGCGGCGATGAAGGAATTCGGCATTACAGCACCAGCGGATCAGGCAATGTTTATCGCTCAGGTAGGCCATGAGTCGATGGGGTTTAGCGCCGTAGTTGAAAATTTTAACTACACACCATCTGCGCTGGTGGCGACGTTCGGAAAGAGGATCACACAGCAGCAGGCTGATGCCCTTGGCAGAACATCCGGACATGCAGCTCGTCAGGATGCTATTGCCAATCTGGTGTATAGCAACCGACTGGGTAACAAAGCACCAGGTGATGGCTGGAAATATCGTGGTAGAGGATTAATTCAAATCACTGGCCTCCATAATTATCGCATCTGTGGCGCGGCGCTGAAGTTAGATCTGGTGACTTCACCTGAACAACTGGAACAGGAACTACAGGCTGCGCGCTCAGCTGCATGGTTCTACACCTCTAAAGGTTGCATGATCTACGGTGCCGATATTAACCGTGTTACGCGCATCATTAACGGCGGTTTGAACGGTATTGAGGATCGTAAGGTCCGATACAACAAGGCGCGGGCGGCGCTGCTGGTATGAAGATGAGTTATTGGGCGCTCATTTTAACGTTTATTGCTTGTGTCGCTGGTGGTCTTGTCTGGTCAGCGAATCACTATCATGGAAAGTTTCTGGAGGAGCAGAAGCGTGCTGATGCTGCGGAACAGCGAGCTGATTCTACTGAGGCTATCACCGCGAATGTTCTGCGTACTATGGCAATAACGAACATCATTCAGGAGGCGAATCAACATGCAAAACAGCAGATCGCACTGGAGTCACAGAGAACCCAGGAAGATATCAAAGTGGCTGTTGCGGATGATGATTGTGCTTCACGTCCTGTGCCTGCTGCCGCTGCTGACCGGTTGCGGAAGTACGCGAACAGTTTACGTCCAGGTTCCGGTAGTTCCGTTACCAGCCAGCCTGACGGCTGAAACCCCTCAGCCTGATTTACCTGATCATTTTACGTGGGGCTCGAGCTTAGATCTGAATGTCGCCTTGTTGTCTGCATTGGCGCAGTGTAATACCGATAAAGCTGACATCAGAAGGATTGAAGTTGAGCGTGGTCACATCATGCAAAAAAAATGATGTTAACTTTGTTTTGTTCCTTGATTTGATATGTGATGGCCCAATAGATACAAAGCACCTGATTTTGGTGACTCTTTTAAAGGGCTTTACACATGAAAGATGGTATCTATTTTGTTGTTTTCAGAAGCAATCAACGTGATTTTGGTAATGGTACCGTAGTTGTCAAAAACAATGCAGTAAACGGCGGAGATTTTGGTTTTACGTATCAGGGAAAAATTGACGGTAGCCAACTTATTCTGCGCGTATCGCAGCATGATTTAAATGTCACCTCGGTTTTCCCTGGGGTAAAGAACTTTGAATTGAGTCTTTCTTTGCAGGAACGAGGACGTGATTACCTGTTAAATGGATCTGTGGTCGGAATGCCTCAGATGCAAATTTCAATTAGTGCAAAATACATTGGTGATCTGATTTAGTTTATCGAGATGATAATTGAACCGCCTCCGGGCGGTTTTTTATTGCCATTTCTATGGTCTGTTCCATCGTAATAACTTAAAGGGAAGCATTAATGCCGCCACGAACCCCGAAAGCCTGCCGTGTTCGCGGCTGCCGCCATACCACTACTGACCCTTCAGGCTACTGCGAAAGCCACAAAAGCGAAGGCTGGAAGCAATACAAACCTGGACAATCCCGTCATCAGCGCGGCTACGGTTCGAAGTGGGACAGTATCCGCGCGCGTGTTCTGAAGCGTGACAAAGGCCTGTGTCAGTTATGTCTGCGTGCTGGTGTGGTGCGTGAGGCGAAAACTGTTGACCACATCATCCCTAAAGCGCATGGCGGCACTGATGCTGACAGTAATCTGCAGAGTCTGTGCTGGCCGTGTCATAAGGCGAAGACGGCCCGTGAACGGTTAAAGTGATAATAATTCTCAACTGCCTGAGGGGAGGGGCGGGTCAAATCCCTGCAGCCTGACGTCTTCCGGACTGCCCGCCCCATCGTTTTTATATACCCGCGAAAAATGAAATTTAACCAGGAGTGCCGCATATGGCTGGAACGGCGGGGCGTTCCGGGCGTCGCCCCAAGCCAACGGCGCGCAAGGCGCTGGCCGGAAACCCCGGCAAGCGAGCCCTGAATAAAGATGAACCTGTTTTTACGCCCATCAAAGGTGTTGAGCCACCGGAGTGGTTCGCTGAAGAAGATCTCCCTCTCGCCACGATCATGTGGCAATTGACAACTAAAGAACTTTGCGGTCAGGGCCTGCTGTGCGTGACTGACCTCGCGGTGCTTGAGCGGTGGTGTGTGGCCTATGAGTTCTGGCGACGTGCCGTGAAAAATATTGCCAGGCAGGGCAACACCATCACCGGTGCAATGGGCGGTATGGTCAAAAATCCTGAGCTGACCGCCAAAAAAGAACAGGAGTCCGAGATGAGCAGCACGGGGGCAATGCTCGGACTCGACCCCAGCAGCCGCCAGCGTCTGATTGGCCTGGCGGGGCAGAAGAAAGCTACTAACCCGTTTCTGAAAATCATCGAATCATGAGCCGGAAATCTTACCCCAACGTAAATGCTGCCAATCAGTATGCCCGGGATGTCGTTCGCGGAAAGATTGTGGCCTGCCAGTTTGTGATTCAGGCCTGCCAGCGCCATCTTGATGACCTGATGGCGGAAAAAAGTAAGTCGTTTCGTTACCGCTTCGACAAGGACCTGGCTGAACGGGCCGCCAAATTTATTCAGCTGTTGCCGCACACCAAGGGTGAGTGGGCATTCAAGAGGATGCCCATCACGCTGGAGCCGTGGCAGCTCTTTGTGATCTGCTGTGCGTTTGGCTGGGTCAATAAAGGCTCCCGGCTGCGCCGCTTCCGGGAGGTGTATACCGAAATCCCCCGTAAGAACGGCAAATCGGCAATCTCTGCCGGTGTCGCCCTGTATTGTTTTGCCTGTGATAACGAGTTTGGCGCGGAAGTGTATTCCGGTGCCACGACAGAGAAACAGGCGTGGGAAGTCTTTCGCCCGGCGCGACTGATGTGTAAACGCACGCCCATGCTGACGGAAGCGTTCGGGATTGAGGTTAACGCCTCAAACATGAACCGTCCGGAGGATGGCGCGCGGTTTGAACCGCTGATCGGTAACCCCGGTGATGGATCATCACCCCACTGTGCGGTGGTGGATGAATATCACGAGCACGCCACCGATGCGCTTTACACCACGATGCTTACCGGGATGGGGGCGCGACGTCAGCCACTGATGTGGGCCATTACTACTGCCGGGTACAACATTGAGGGGCCGTGCTACGACAAGCGGCGGGAAGTCATCGAGATGCTCAACGGCTCGGTGCCCAACGATGAACTGTTCGGGATCATCTATACCGTTGATGAAGGTGACGACTGGACCGACCCGCAGGTGCTGGAAAAAGCCAATCCAAATATTGGCGTGTCGGTTTATCGCGAATTTTTGTTAAGTCAGCAGCAGCGTGCGAAAAATAACGCCCGTCTGGCAAACGTCTTTAAAACAAAACACCTCAATATCTGGGTGTCGGCGCGTTCGGCGTATTTCAACCTGGTGAGCTGGCAGAGCTGCGAGGATAAATCACTGACCCTTGAGCAGTTCGAGGGGCAGCCGTGCATTCTGGCCTTTGACCTGGCGCGTAAGCTGGATATGAACAGCATGGCGCGACTTTATACCCGCGAGATTGACGGTAAAACGCATTACTACAGTGTGGCCCCGCGTTTCTGGGTACCGTATGACACGGTGTACAGCGTCGAGAAAAATGAAGATCGCCGGACAGCCGAACGCTTTCAGAAATGGGTGGAAATGGGCGTCCTGACCGTTACCGATGGTGCAGAGGTGGATTATCGCTACATCCTCGAAGAGGCCAAAGCAGCGAACAAAATCAGCCCGGTCAGCGAGTCACCCATCGACCCCTTCGGGGCGACCGGGCTGTCACATGACCTTGCTGATGAAGACCTGAATCCCATCACCATCATTCAGAACTACACCAACATGTCCGACCCGATGAAAGAGCTGGAAGCGGCAATTGAATCGGGGCGCTTTCATCATGACGGCAATCCCATCATGACCTGGTGTATCGGCAACGTGGTCGGCAAAACCATTCCGGGTAACGATGATGTGGTGAAGCCCGTCAAAGAGCAGGCGGAAAACAAAATCGATGGTGCAGTTGCGCTGATTATGGCGGTTGGCAGAGCCATGCTGTATGAGAAAGAAGACACGCTGTCCGACCACATTGAGTCCTACGGGATCCGCTCGCTTTAACTGAGGTAATTATGATCATGCTGATTCTCGCGCCTCTGGTGGGCGTGCTGGGGGTGCTTTTGCTGGCGTATGGTGCCTGGCTGATTTATCCCCCGGCGGGGTTTGTTGTTGCCGGGGCGTTGTGCCTGTTCTGGTCGTGGCTGGTAGCGCGATATCTCGACCGTACACAGATGTCTGTTGGTGGAGGTAAATAGTGTTCTTTTCGGGATTATTTCAACGAAAAAGTGACGCACCGGTGACCACGCCAGCAGAGCTGGTGGATGCTATCGGGCTGTCATACGACACCTATACCGGAAAGCAGATCAGCAGCCAGAGGGCCATGCGACTGACGGCGGTTTTTTCCTGCGTCAGGGTGCTGGCGGAGTCGGTCGGGATGTTGCCCTGCAACCTGTATCACCTGAACGGCAGCCTGAAGCAGAGAGCCACTGGCGAACGTCTGCATAAGCTGATCTCCACGCATCCCAATGGCTATATGACGCCGCAGGAGTTCTGGGAGCTGGTGGTCACCTGTCTGTGCCTGCGGGGAAACTTTTACGCCTACAAAGTGAAAGCATTTGGCGAAGTGGCTGAACTGCTGCCCGTCGATCCCGGCTGTGTGGTACCGAAGCTTAACAGTAGCTGGGAGCCGGTCTATCAGGTCACATTCCCGGATGGCTCCACGGATGTACTGAGCCAGGAGGATATCTGGCATGTGCGTACGCTGACGCTGGACGGACTGGTGGGGCTGAATCCCATCGCCTATGCCCGCGAGGCAATATCGCTGGCGGCAGCGACCGAAGAGCACGGGGCCAGACTGTTCAGCAATGGCGCGGTGACGTCGGGTGTGTTGCGTACAGAGCAGACGCTGTCAGATCAGGCTTATGAGCGCCTGAAGAAAGATTTTGAGGAGCGTCACACCGGGCTTGGCAATGCTCACCGCCCGATGATCCTTGAGATGGGGCTGGACTGGAAGTCGATGGCGCTGAACGCCGAGGACAGCCAGTTCCTGGAAACCCGCAAGTTTCAGCTTGAAGAAATCTGTCGTCTGTTCCGGGTACCGTTGCACATGGTGCAGAACACCGATCGCGCCACCTTCAACAATATCGAAGAACTGGGGCTGGGATTTATCAACTATTCACTGGTGCCGTATCTGACCCGCATCGAACAGCGGATCAACACCGGACTGGTACGAAAAAGTAAGCAGGGCGTTTATTACGCCAAATTTAACGCCGGGGCGTTACTGCGCGGGGATATGAAGTCCCGTTTTGAAGCCTACGCCACCGGGATTAACTGGGGAATTTACTCTCCCAATGACTGCCGCGACCTGGAAGATATGAATCCGCGTCCCGGTGGTGATGTCTATCTCACACCGATGAACATGACCACGAAACCCTCCGATGGCAGTAAAGCCGGTAAGCAGAAGGATAACGCCAATGCAGACGAAACAACGTCTTGATGTACCGCTGAGTCTGAAATCTGTCAGTGACTCCGGTGAGTTTGAAGGGTATGGCTCCGTCTTTGGTGTAAAGGACAGCCACGATGATGTGGTGATGTCCGGGGCATTTGCTGCTTCCCTGCGGGCGTGGAGTGACAGAAAAGCGTTACCTGCGCTGCTCTGGCAGCACCGCATGGATGAACCCATCGGTGTTTACACCGAAATGAAGGAAGACGATGTCGGGCTTTACGTCAGGGGACGGTTGCTTATTGATGATGATCCCCTCGCAAAACGCGCACATGCACACATGAAGGCCGGTTCGTTAACCGGCCTTTCTATTGGGTACGTCCTGAAAGACTGGGAATACGACCGGAGCAAAGAAGCCTTTCTGCTGAAAGAAATCGACCTCTGGGAAGTCAGCCTGGTGACGTTCCCGTCTAACGACGAGGCGCGGATCAGCGACGTCAAGAACGCACTGGCCCGCGGGGAAATCCCCGAACAGAAAAAAATCGAAAGAGTCCTGCGTGATGTCGGACTCTCCCGTACCCAGGCCAAAGCATTCATGGCCGGGGGCTATGGCGCACTGTCCCTGCGCGACGCTGAGGATGTGGGCTCTGCACTGAATGCACTGAAAAATCTGAACTTCTAATCAGGAGAAATACGATGGCGGTTGATATTAAAGATGTCGAACAGGTCGCGCAGGAGCTGCAGCAGAAGTTTGACGACTTCAAAGCAAAGAACGACAAGCGCGTGGATGCGATTGAGCAGGAAAAAGGCAAGCTTGCCGGGCAGGTGGAAACCCTGAACGGGAAACTCAGCGAGCTGGAAAACCTCAAAAGCGATCTTGAAAAAGAGCTGCTTGAGCTGAAACGTCCGGCAGGTGGTGCGCAAAATAAACTGGCCACCGAGCATAAAGAAGCGTTTGTGGGCTTCCTGCGTAAAGGCCGTGAAGATGGTCTGCGCGATCTGGAGCGCAAGGCATTACAGGTGGGCACCGATGAAGACGGCGGCTATGCCGTGCCGGAAGCACTGGATCGCAACATTCTCACCCTGCTGAAAGATGAAGTGGTGATGCGCCAGGAAGCCACGGTGATCACCGTTGGTGGTTCCGACTACAAAAAACTGGTGAATCTGGGCGGCACGGCTTCCGGATGGGTTGGCGAGACTGACGCGCGCTCCCAGACTGCCACCTCAAAACTGGGCCTGATTGAACCTTTCATGGGGGAAATCTACGGTAACCCGCAGGCCACCCAGAAAATGCTGGATGATGCCTTTTTCAACGTGGAAGCATGGATCAACAGCGAGCTGGCAACCGAATTTGCCGAACAGGAAGAAATTGCCTTTACCACCGGCGATGGTACCAAGAAGCCGAAAGGGTTCCTGGCGTATGAATCCACGGATGAAACCGATAAGGTCCGGGCGTTCGGCAAACTTCAGCATATTGTATCCGGCGACGCGACGGCGGTGACCGCAGACGCCATTATCAAACTGATTTACACGCTGCGTAAGGCACACCGCACCGGCGCGAAGTTCATGATGAACAACAATAGCCTGTTTGCCATCCGTCTGCTGAAAGACAGCGAGGGTAACTATCTGTGGCGTCCGGGGCTGGAGCTGGGGCAGCCGTCCTCTCTGGCGGGTTACGGTATCGCTGAAAACGAACAGATGCCGGATATCGCCGCTGATGCGAAAGCCATTGCATTTGGTAACTTCAAACGGGGTTACACCATCGTTGACCGTATCGGCACCCGCATTCTGCGTGACCCGTACACCAATAAACCGTTTGTCGGTTTTTATACCACCAAGCGCACCGGCGGGATGCTGGTCGATTCGCAGGCCATCAAACTGCTGAAGATTGCAGCGGCGTAATCACTCAGGGGCGCGGAACCGCGCCCCCTGTTCTGACGGGTGAAGAATCATGATCCTGAAACAAGATCTGAAATGGTCACCGGACGGTATGCGTGTTGAGGTCATTCGGGCCGGTGAGTATGACGACGGGGCGCTTCCTGCCCGGGTGCAGGAGATTGCACTTCAGGCCGGGTTAGCAGAGCGCGGAATCAGTGCAAAAAGCAGTAAAGCGGCAAAAGAGAAAAAAGCCACGACCAGTAAAGAGGGCTGAGTATGCTTCTGACAATGGAAGAGATTAAAGCCCAACTCCGGCTGGATGAGGATTTCGATGCTGATGACCGCCATCTGCAACTGCTGGCCTGTGCGGCGCAAAAGCGGACGGAAACGTATCTGAACCGGAAGCTCTATGCACCGGATGAAACCATTCCGGACAGCGATCCAGACGGGCTGCACCTGCCGGATGATATTCGTCTGGGGATGCTGATGCTTATCAGCCATTTTTACGAAAACCGCTCGTCGGTTACGGAAGTGGAGAAACTCGACATGCCGCAGAGTTTTGGCTGGCTTGTCGGCCCGTACAGGTACTTTCCGCAATGAAAATTCGTCAGGCGCAGACCAGCGCAACCTACATTCTGCCGGACCCCGGCGAACTGAATAAACGCGTCCTGATCCGCCAGCGGGTGGATATGCCCGCGGATAACTTTGGCGTGGAGCCTCAATACCCGGTTGCGTTCCGGGCATGGGCGAAGGTTATCCAGACCAGTGCCACCACCTGGCAGGAAACCGCGCAGATCGGAGACGCCATCACCCATTACATCACCATTCGCTACCGCCGGGGGATCACTGCTGATTATGAGGTGGTCTGTGATGACAGTGTGTACCGGGTGAAACGTCAGCGTGATCTGAACGGGGCGCGGCGCTTTCTGCTGCTGGAGTGTACGGAACTGGGTGCCGAAGAACAAATGGGAGGACGCAGTGGAGCAGACAGCATTTTTACACGTTGATTTCAAACAACCGGAGGAGATGGAGTTTAATCGTGCCAGGCTCCGAAGGGCATTTGTTCAAATCGGGCGTGTCTATATGCGTGATGCCCGGCGGCTGGTGATGCGACGTGGTCGGTCTGCTCCAGGTGAAAACCCCGGCTATCAGACCGGACGACTTGCGCGTTCTATAGGTTATTACGTCCCCCGTAAAAGCTCCCGTCGTTCTGGCCTGATGGTCAGGATTTCCCCTAACCAGAAAAACGGGCAGGGTAACCGGCGTTTTCCTGAAGGTTCTGCGTATTATCCGGCGTTTCTGTATTACGGTGTGCGTCATGCCGCATACGGGATGAGCAAAAAGGATAAGCGCCAGAAAAAGCAGCATTTATCCCGCTGGCGGCTGGCACCACGTAATAACTTTATGGCTGATGTCATCGACCAGCGTCGTTACTGGACACAAAAGTTACTGTCCCGTGAGTTACAGCGGTCATTACGTCCTGTAAGAAGGAAAAAAACATGAAACTGACGCCTGTTATTGCTGCGCTGCGTGCCCGCTGCCCGTATTTTGAAAACCGGGTGGCAGGCGCGGCACAGTTCAAAAATCTGCCGGAGGTCGGAAAGCTGAAACTCCCGGCGGCGTATGTGGTACCGGGTGATGATTCTCCGGGAGAAAACAAAAGCCAGACCGACTACTGGCAGGAGCTGAAAGAGGGTTTCTCCGTGGTTGTCATACTGAGTAACGGGCGTGATGAGCGCGGTCAGTTTGCCTCGTATGATGTGGTGGACGATGTCCGGCAGATGCTCTTTAAGGCTCTGCTGGGCTGGAACCCGGAGGCGTGCGGTAACCCGATTACCTATGACGGCGGCACGCTGCTGGATCTGAATCGTCATGAGCTGATTTATCAGTTCGATTTTTCGGTCATCAGCGAGCTGACCGAAGACGATACCCGCCAGCAGGATGACCTGAACAGTCTGGATGAACTGCGAACGCTGGCGATTGATGTTGATTATCTCGATCCCGGTAACGGGCCTGACGGCGATATCGAACATCACACCGAAATAACCCTTCCTTCCTGAGAATCTTCATGTTTGTGAAACCTGTTAAAGGGCGGTCAGTTCCTGACCCTGCCCGCGGCGACCTTTTGCCCGCCGAAGGGCGAAATGTTGACGAGAACAACTACTGGCTGCGCCGTGAAGCAGCGGGTGATATCCGGCGCGTGAATGAAAAGGTGAATACCGATGACGATAAGCTTTAACACCATTCCGTCGAATACGCTGGTTCCGATTTTTTATGCGGAAATGGATAACTCGGCGGCGAATACTGCACAGGACAGCGGAGCATCGCTGCTGATTGGTCATGCCAATAACGGTGCAGAGATTGTTGCCAACAGTCTGGTGCTGATGCCATCGGCAGACTATGCACGCCAGATTTGTGGTGCGGGAAGTCAGCTGGCGCGTATGGTCGAGGCTTATCGCCAGACCGACCCGTTTGGTGAACTGTATGTGATTGCCGTTCCTGAATCCACGGGCGCGGCGGCAACAGTTACGCTGACGGTGACCGGCGCGGCAACCGAAACCGGCACGGTGAATGTTTATGTGGGACGTACCCGCGTGCAGGCACCGGTGACCAACGGCGATAACGTCGCGACGATTGCCAGCAGTATCCAGGATGCCATCAATGCCGTTCCGACCCTGCCGTTTACTGCCTCATCTTCGGCAGGCGTGGTCACACTGACCGCGTGTCATAAGGGGCTTTGCGGGAATGAAATTCCTGTCAGCCTCAATTACTACGGCTTTGGTGGGGGCGAAGTGCTGCCAGCGGGCGTACAGATTGCCGTGGCGACGGGTACCGCCGGAACGGGCGCTCCTGTTCTCACCGGCGCGGTGGCTGCAATGGCGGATGAGCCGTTTGATTATATCGGCCTGCCGTTCAACGACACAGCCTCCGTTAACACGCTGGTGACCGAGATGAACGATACCAGCGGTCGCTGGAGCTATGCGCGTCAGCTGTATGGTCATGTGTATACGGCAAAGATCGGCACGCTGTCAGAACTGGTGACCGCAGGTGACCAGTTTAACCAGCAGCACATTACCCTGGCGGGATACGAAAAAGAGACCCAGACGCCTGCCGACGAGCTGGCGGCAAGCCGTACCGCCCGCGCAGCGGTGTTTATTCGCAACGATCCGGCACGTCCCACGCAGACCGGTGAGCTGGTGGGTATGCTGCCTGCGCCGAAGGGGAAACGGTTCACGATGACCGAACAACAGACCCTGCTGTCTCATGGCGTGGCAACGGCGTATGTCGAAAGCGGGGTACTGCGCATTCAGCGTGATGTCACCACGTACAGGAAAAACGCTTACGGGGTTGCGGATAACAGCTACCTCGACAGTGAGACACTGCATACCAGCGCGTATGTACTGCGCAAACTGAAATCCGTCATTACCAGTAAGTACGGGCGTCACAAGCTTGCCAGTGACGGTACCCGCTTTGGTCCCGGTCAGGCGATTGTCACCCCGGCGGTGATCAAAGGGGAACTGCTGGCAACCTACCGTCAGCTTGAGCGTGCGGGGATCGTGGAAAACTACGAACTGTTTAAGCAGTACCTGGTTGTGGAGCGTGATGCCAGCGATCCGAACCGCCTGAACACGCTGTTCCCGCCTGACTATGTTAACCAGTTGCGTGTCTTTGCCGTGGTTAACCAGTTCCGTCTTCAGTATTCAGAGGAGTCTGCATAATGGCCCGTATCGGGGGAACCTGTTATTTCAAAATTGACGGTCAGCAGCTATCGCTGACCGGCGGCATTGAGGTGCCCATGAACAGGACGGTTAATGATGACATCATCGGCCTGGACGGTTCAGTGGACCGCAAGGAAACTCACCGTGCACCTTATGTCAAAGGGACCTTCAAGGTGCCGAAGAATTTTCCGGTGAGCAAAATCACCTCGTCTGATGAGATGACCATCACTGCCGAGCTGGCGAACGGTCAGGTCTATGTATTGTCGTCTGCCTGGCTGCACGGTGAAGCGAACCATAATGCCGAAGAAGGCACGGTCGATATTGAATTTCACGGTGAAGAAGGGGATTACCAGTGATTGAGCTTGTACTTAAAAAACCGATCATCGCCCACAAAGAAACACTGCATGTGCTGGAAATACGTGAGCCTACGTATGACGAGATTGAGGCGCTGGGGTTCCCTTTCTCTGTTTCACCTGATGGTGGTATGAAAATGGACAGTCAGGTAGCGCTGAAATATATCCCGCTTCTGGCTGGGATCCCGCGCTCGTCTGCAGCGCAGATGACGAAGCTGGATATTTTCAAGGCAGGCATGATTGTAATGCGTTTTTTTACCGGCTTGGAGACGGAAGAGACCTCCGGAAGCGATTCTACAATGTCGCGTGGTTCTGGAAATTAAACCCCCTTGAACTTCGCCGGACGGCTATTTCCCACTTTGCTGATCTGGAGGCAGAGGCCGTCCGTATAAATGAGGAGATGAAGCATGGCTGATAATTTTCAGCTGAAAGCCATCATCACCGCCGTTGACAGGCTGTCCGGCCCGCTTAAAGGTATGCAGCGTCAGCTTAAGGGGTTTCAGAAAGAAGTCTCCAGCCTTGCTCTGGGCGCTGCCGGGGCGGGTACTGCAATAATGGGGGCACTGGCACTCCCTGTAAAATCAGCCATCACCCTTGAATCGAAGATGGCTGATGTCCGCAAAGTGGTAGACGGTCTGGATACGCCGGATGCGTTTAAGGCCATGACGGAGCAGGTACGCGCTTTGTCTACTGAGCTTCCCATGTCTGCAGACGGGATCGCGGAAATTGTGGCGGCTGGCGGTCAGGCCGGGATTGCACGTGATGAACTGATGCAGTTTGCCACTGATGCGGTGAAGATGGGCGTGGCCTTTGATACCACGGCTGAAGAGTCCGGGCAGATGATGGCCCAGTGGCGTACTGCGTTTAATATGACGCAGGATGAAGTGGCCGGGCTGGCTGACAAAATCAACTACCTTGGTAATACCGGCCCGGCGAATGCGAAGAAAATCTCCGATATTGTTACGCGTATTGGTCCTTTAGGTGGTGTTGCAGGTGTGGCTTCCGGCGAAATCGCGGCAATGGGGGCAACCATTGCCGGGATGGGCGTGGAGTCAGAAATTGCCGCCACAGGGATCAAGAACTTCATGCTTTCCCTGACCGCGGGAAATTCCGCGACAAAATCGCAGAAACAGGCATTACGTTTTCTGCGGATCAATCCGAAGAAATTAGCTGCTGATATGCAGAAAGATGCCCGGGGAACCATGCTGTCTGTACTGGATGCGATGGCTAAAGTGCCCAAAGAAAAACAGGCAGCTGTGCTGAATGCCCTGTTCGGGAAAGAGTCTCTGGGCGCGATAGCACCTCTGCTGACTAACCTTGATTTGTTGCGTACCAACTTCAGGCGGGTTGCGGATTCCCAGCAGTATGGCAGTTCGATGCAGAAGGAATATGCTTCGAGGGCAGCGACGACGGAAAACCAGCTTTTACTTCTGCAAAATCAACTTGATGCCATTTCTTCCACGCTGGGGGAAACGTTTCTTCCTGAGGTTAATGATGGTCTTGAAGCGGTAAAACCGCTCCTTGAGGAAGTGAGAACGTTTGTCCGTGAAAACCCGGAGCTCGTTAAGACCATTGCTAAAATCGGTCTGGCCTTACTGACGGTGGGAGCCGCTGCAGGCTCTTTGTCCAGAATTATGAAAGTTCTCGGCGGTGTGATGAATATGACGCCTGCTAAGGGGCTGATTGCTCTTCTGGTTGGTGGCGCTTACCTCATTATTGATAACTGGGAAACCGTAGGTCCTGTCATAAAAAAAGTCTGGCACGTGGTGGATGAAACGGCGCAGGCGATGGGGGGATGGGAAACTGTTCTGAAAGCGATTGCCCTGTTTATGGCAACCAAATGGGTTGCTGACGTTACCAAATCCATTACCGCAGTGACCAGAGAGATGCGTACGCTGGGGAAGGTATCGGCAGAAACGGGATTGATGGGGAAAGGCCGCGGCTTTATCGGGAAGGCCGGGGTATATGGTTTTCTGGGAACCCTGATGTATGAGCCGGTTAAAGATACTCTGGAAAGTGTTGTTCCTGAAGATACGGTTAACTGGCTGGATAATAAAGGGCTGTTTCTGGCTTCAGACTGGACGCCTTTTTTTGATCGTAAAGAGTACGAGCAGTATCAGGCCAGCCTGAGTCAGTACAAACCCAATGTTCCGCTGTTGAATCCATCTTCTTCCATGACACAGCACAGCGAGCTGAAAGTCACGTTCGAGAATGCTCCGCCAGGTATGAAGATAATTGATGTACCGGGCAAAGCCGATCCCCTGATGAAAATCACGCACGATGTGGGGTATTCCCCTTTTCGTTTTCCACGATAACGCAGTCCTTTTTGAGGTCAGTCTATGGATTTATCCTCATTTCCCACCCGACCTTCATTACTTTCGTCGTCTTCAGGCTGGCGTGACAGACTTCAGGACGCGTCATTTCGCGGCGTGCCGTTTAAGGTTGAAGAAGAAAGTGCGGGAACCGGTCGCCGTGTGGAAACACATGAATACCCGAACCGCGACAAGCCCTATACCGAAGATCTGGGAAAAATCACTTTCCGCCCGTCCATCACAGCTTATGTGGTGGGAGATGACTGCTTTGACCAGCGCGATCGCCTGATTGAAGCGCTGAATAAACCCGGTCCCGGCACGCTTGTCCACCCGACATATGGTGAGCTGAAAGTCTGTGTTGACGGGGAAGTTCGGGTCAGCACATCGAAAAGTGAAGGGCGTATTGTCCGCTTTGACCTGAAGTTTGTCGAAGCAGGAGAACTCTCTTACCCCACATCAGGTGCGGCGACGGCGCAGACGCTGATGTCATCCTGTTCTGCACTGGATGACTGCATCAGTGACAGCTTCAGCTGTTTCAGTATCGATGGTGTGGCGGATTTCGTGCAGAACGACGTTATCGGTAATGCCAGCATAATGCTGGGGTATGTTTCTGATGCGATGAAAGTGGTGGATTCTGCCGTATCGGATGCCGCCAGGCTGTTGCAGGGGGATATCTCGGTACTTCTGCCGCCGCCATCGTCAGGCAAAAATTTCGTTGAGCAGGTGCAGAAAATGTGGCGTACCGGGAAACGCCTTTATGGTAACGCCAGCGACCTGGTCACCATGATCAAAACGCTTTCCGGTGTCAGCCTCGGCAGCGATCTGCAACCGCGCGGCGTCTGGAAAACGGACAGTAAAACCACCGCCACGGCGACGCAGCAGCGTAACGTGGTTGCCAGCACCCTTCGTACGACCGCAATCAGCGAAGCGGCGTATGCCGTCACCCGATTGCCTGCGCCAACAACTTCCGCGGTGATGCAGAATGCCGCAGTGGGGCAGGCAACAACACCCGCGCAGAGCACTGGCTGGCCTTCCGTCACGCATCCGGCACTGAACAATGCACCGGCGGTGAAAAACACGGTTGACCTGCCGACGTGGGAAGAACTGACTGACATTCGCGACACACTGAATACGGCAATTGATAAGGAGTTGTCCCGTACAACCAGTGATGCGCTGTTTCTGGTGCTGCGCCGGGTGAAAGCAGATCTGAATGCGGATATCAACACGCGCCTTGAACAGTCTGCACGGATCATTCAGCGCACACCGGATGAGGTTTTACCCGCGCTGGTGCTGGCGGCGACCTGGTTTGATAACGCGGCGCGTGACGCGGACATTATCCGGCGTAATGCCATTACGCATCCCGGCTTTGTGCCGGTGATCCCTCTGAAGGTGCCAGTGCAATGAACGACAATGTTACGCTACGGGTAAATGGCCGGGAGTGGAATGGCTGGACATCGGTGCGCATCGGTGCCGGTATTGAACGGCTGGCGCGGGATTTCAGTGTGGAGATCACTCGCCAGTGGCCGGGAGATGAGGGTATCACCACGCTTCAGCCGCGCATTAAAAACGGTTCAAAAGTGGAAGTGCTGATTGGTGATGAGCTGGTGATCACCGGCTGGGTGGAGGCGACTCCCGTTCGTTACGATGCCCGTTCGGTCAGCACCGGTATTGCCGGACGTAGTCTGACGGCTGACCTGATTGACTGTGCAGCCGAACCGACACAGTTTAACGGACGCTCGCTGGTGCAGATTGCGCAGGCGCTTGCTGCGCCTTTCGGCATTGAGGTGGTGAACAGCGGTGCGCCATCGGGTGTTATTCCTGATGTTCAGCCTGATCACGGTGAAACGGTGATTGAGGTAATTAACAAAATACTCGGTCAGCAGCAGGCGCTGGCTTACGACGACCCGCACGGTAGGCTGGTGATTGGTGGTATTGGCTCAACGCGGGCACATACCGCGCTGGTACTTGGGGAAAACATCCTTTCCTGTGATACGGAGAAGAGTATCCGGGAGCGGTTTTCTGTTTACCAGGTGGCGGGGCAGCGTGCCGGAAACGACGATGATTTCGGTGAGGCCACCACCACCGCGCTGCGGGCCCGCACAGAGGACGCATTTATTGCCCGTTACCGTCCGATGTATATCAGGCAGACAGGGCAGGCTACGGGGGCAGGCTGTATTGCCCGTGCGGACTTTGAAGCCCGACAACGGGCGGCGCGGACGGATGAAACCACCTATGTGGTGCAGGGCTGGCGACAGGGTAACGGTACGCTGTGGCAGCCCAACCAGCGGGTGATTGTCTTCGATCCGGTCTGTGGTTTCGACAATACCGAACTGCTTGTCTCGGAAGTCACGTTTACTCAGGACCAGAACGGCACCCTGACGGAAATCCGTGTCGGCCCGCCTGATGCTTATCTGCCTGAACCCGAAGCTCCCGGCGCGCGGAAAAAGAAAAAAGCCAGAGTACAGGAGGACCCGTTCTGATGAGGACGATTGAAGCCATGCAGCGACAACTTCTCGGCCTGATTGGGCGGGCAGTGGTGAAAAGCATCAGTGCCGCCACGAAATGCCAGACCGTGGATGTGTCCCTGATTGCCGGTGAACCCAAAGCCGGGGTTGAACATCTTGAACCCTACGGTTTTACCGCAAGGGCAAACAGCGGTGCGGAAGCGGTGGTGTTGTTTCCGGATGGCGACCGTTCTCATGCGGTGGTTGTTACGGTGTCGGACCGGCGCTACCGCCTGAAAGGGCTGCAGACGGGTGAGGTGGCTGTCTATGACGATCAGGGGCAGTCCGTGACGCTGACCCGGGAGGGGATCGTGGTGGACGGTGCAGGTAAAACGATCACGTTTCGCAATTCACCTGAAGCACGTTTTGAAATGGACCTGGAAGTGACCGGACAGGTGAAAGACCTGTGCGACTCCGGCGGCACCACCATGTCAGCGATGCGGCTTGCCTATAACGGGCATCGTCACAGAGAGAACGGTCAGGGCAGTAACACCGACAAACCTGATAAAGCGATGGAGGCATGATGGAACTGTGGCTGACGGTGAACGGTAAACGCACCTGCGCCAGCGCACCGCTGGATCCGCTGACCCGCGCCGTGGTGATTTCCCTGTTTACCTGGCGGCGGGCGGAGCCTGATGACAACGCCGACGTCCCGATGGGATGGTGGGGGGATACCTGGCCTGCGGTACAGAATGACCGTTACGGCTCCCGACTGTGGCTGCTTCAGCGCAGCAAACTGACCAATCAGCTGGTGCAGACGGTAAGGGGGTATATCCGCGAATGCCTGCAATGGATGATTGATGACGGCGTGGTGTCCCGTATTGATCTGGATATCCGCCGTACCGGGATTAATGAACTGGGTAACAGTATCACTCTCTGGCGTCGTGACGGACCGGTAATGATTTCTTTTGATGATCTGTGGAGTGCGATAACGCATGGCGGACAGTGAATTTCAGCGCCCGACGCTGGCAGAAAATATCAGTATGCTCCGTAACGATTTATTCGCCAGGCTGGACGTCAGCAACACGCTCCGGCGCATGGATGAAGACGTGCGGGCAAAGGTGTATGCGGCGGCGCTGCATACGGTCTACGGGTACATCGATTATCTGGCAATGAATATGCTGCCTGACCTGTGCGATGAGTCCTGGCTGGCGCGACATGCTGCGATGAAACGGTGTCCGCGCAAGGGGGCCACGGCTGCCAGCGGGTATATGCGCTGGGAAGGTGTCAGCGATGGCCTGAAGGTGACTGCCGGGAGCGTGATTCAGCGCGATGACCTGGTTCAGTACACGGCAACTGCCGATGCAACCAGCTCCGGTGGTGTCCTGCGTGTGCCGATCACTTGCTCAACTACAGGCGCGGTCGGTAACGCTGACGACGGTACGGCATTAATCCTGGTCACGCCGGTGAATGGTCTGCCGTCTTCCGGTGTTGCAGATACCCTGACTGGCGGATTCGATACTGAAGATCTGGAAACGTGGCGCGCCCGCGTCATTGAGCGGTATTACTGGACGCCGCAGGGCGGGGCTGACGGGGACTATGTCGTCTGGGCTAAAGAAGTGCCCGGCATTACCCGCGCATGGACATACCGTCACTGGATGGGAACGGGAACTGTCGGTGTGATGATTGCCAGCAGTGACCTGATTAATCCCATTCCGGAAGAATCAACGGAAACGGCGGCAAGACAACATATCGGGCCACTGGCCCCGGTGGCAGGCTCTGATTTGTATGTATTCAGGCCGGTGGCACATAAAGTGGATTTTCATATCCGCGTGACGCCGGATACACCGGAAATACGGGCTGCCATCACCGCGGAGTTGCGTTCGTTCCTGCTGCGTGATGGTTATCCGCAGGGAGAACTGAAGGTGTCGCGTATCAGTGAGGCGATTTCCGGTGCGAACGGGGAATACAGCCATCAGTTGCTTGCACCGGCAGACAATATCTCCATTGCAAAAAATGAACTGGCGGTTCTGGGGACGATTTCATGGACGTGACAAACGATGATTACATCCGTCTGTTGTCTGCACTGTTGCCCCCCGGTCCGGCGTGGTCAGCCAGCGATCCGGCGATTGCCGGTTCGGCACCGTCATTAACCCGCGTTCATCAGCGTGCGGATGCCCTGATGCGGGAGCTGGATCCGCGCAGCACCACCGAACTGATAAACCGCTGGGAGCGTCTGTGCGGCCTGCCGGATGAATGTATTCCCGCAGGGACACAGACCCTTCGCCAGCGTCAGCAACGACTGGATGCGAAGGTTAACCTGGCGGGCGGCATCAATGAGGATTTTTACCTTGCACAGCTTGCTGCCCTGGGCAGACCAGACGCTACCATCACGCGATACGACAAAAGCACGTTCACCTGCTCATCAGCCTGCACTGACGCTGTGAATGCGCCGGAATGGCGGTATTACTGGCAGGTCAACATGTCAGCCGCCACCAACACCACCTGGATGACATGTGGCGATCCCTGTGATTCCGCACTGCGTATCTGGGGCGACACCGTTGTCGAGTGTGTGCTTAACAAACTCTGCCCGTCGCATACCTACGTAATTTTTAAATATCCGGAGTAATTCATGCATCGTATAGACACGAAAACCGCGCAGAAGGATAAGTTCGGCGCGGGTAAGAACGGTTTTACCCGTGGTAACCCCCAGACCGGCACACCTGCCACCGATCTGGATGATGACTACTTTGACATGTTGCAGGAGGAGCTTTGCAGCGTTGTGGAGGCCTCCGGTGCCAGCCTGGAGAAAGGGCGGCACGACCAGTTGCTTACCGCGCTTCGTGCGCTGCTGTTAAGCCGCAAAAATCCGTTTGGCGATATCAAATCGGACGGCACGGTGAAAACGGCTCTCGAAAACCTTGGTTTAAGAGCAAGCGGGCAGTACACCGATAATTTGTTATTTACAGGTCCTGATGGT